AGTATTCCACCACATCATCTGGGTATCTTCCCAGTTGTCAAAAATTACAAAGTCACCATGAGAATCCACCAACTTGTATCGGTGGCGGATGTATGGGTCCTTGGATGTCTCAGTAAAATACCGAGAGTCCTTTTTATCAATCAATTTCATTGCGACCAACCAGCAAAACCAAAGATGTATTGCAGTCCCCAGTCTAACGCAACAGCAGGGATATCGTCAACCTCATCACTGACAATTTGTTTCGCTTCAAGAATTCGTTTGGGACCGACAGCATTCAGGTTTGCTTTTGATGCTCGGAGAAACTCTTGCAGGTCTTCGTCGTTTCCATTCTTGAAACCACTAACATACAAGTCACGGACTTCTCTAAGAATCTTAGAAGTTTCTTCCTCAAAAGTAATAGTATCAACTTTGAGAGGAATACTCATATTCTTCATGCATCCCATGGAAAACTTCATTGCCTTCCGAGTTGAATAAGTAGAGAGAGCATAAATCTGATTGTCTCTGTAAGCGTGTTGAATAACTCCGTTGCTACATTCAATCATTCGAAGGAGAGCAATTTTGTTTTTTTCACCATCCGACAAACTGCCGAATACTTCGTCCCAATTTTTCATTCCAAAGGTCTCACAAATTCATTAGAAACAAGGTCAGTGGCATCAAGTGCCTCATACATATAAGTTGCACCAGACCTTGGATTTGTATGGTCTCCACATGTAAACACATCGCAAACTGCCATACCATTCTCTGGCCAAGTGTGAATGCTGATATGAGACTCAGCGAGCAGTGCAACAGCAGTGACTCCTTGAGGATCAAACTTGTGGGATTGAATCCCAAGGAGGGTGCTTTCTGCAAGGGCAGCAGCATTCACAAGGACATTGCGAATGTGTGCCTCATCATCTAAAAGTCCAAACGGACAACCCTTAAGGGTAAAGAGGATGTGTCTCATCAACCGAAGGTGGAATCAGGTTCCAGAGCGATATAATACTTGAGGTTGTAACGAGTGTTGGTAAACTGAGAAAGAAGTTTAGAGGAAACCACAACATCATAAGCACCAGGAATAATCTTGATGTTTTCTACCTTGAAGTTGAAAGTAAACTCTTGGTCGGTCTCACCCACAACGATGGCATACTCGTTAGAAGTATCATTCTTCTTGTCACGCACCACCAGTTTGATGACACCTGCTTCACCAACGGCAGACAGGTCAGGCAGTTGATACACTGCTGCTGCCTTCACCAGTTTCTCCAGAGAGGCACTATCCAGTTGGAAGCAGACATCTTGAGAAGGTAGATTGATTTCTTTCTCAGGAGGAGCGATGATGACATTGGGGTCAGCGAAGAAATACTTCACGCGACGCTTACCTTCACGGATACTGAGGTAGGAATCTTCCTTGAAGTCAAGGTCAGGATCCTGGTGCAGACTGAGACCATTCAAAAACTGGTTGAGGTCATAGATAGCAAAGTCACGAGGAAACTCTTCCTTGATGTCTGCTTCTGCCAGAATGTTTTTGGCAACAGAAATGGTGCGAAGTTTGGTGCCTTCCTTCACAAGGATAGAGTTGTTGATACCCGCAAAATTCTTCAGGATAGTCAGGGTATTGTCAGACAGTTTCATGTTGCTCATTGGTTGTAGGTTTCACGGACGGCGTTTTTATCATTGAAATTCATGAGGAGGACTGCGTAGTGCAGAATCTTCATGATATCACGGCGGGCACTTCCCTTCTTATCATATCGGGAAGCATACTTGAGAATATTGCTGCGACAGAATGCCTCACCATCGCCACATGCTTCAATTAGGTCAAGGGTTTGAATCTGTTGGTCACCAGCAGAGTAGTGCTGATTATAAGTGCTACGGATGTATTCAAGAAGCTCCTTGACGATTTCTTCTTCATTATACTTCCAAGGTGTTGCTGGAGAACTTGGAATCATGTTAGTCATATTAAAAGTAAAATTTGAATCACTCATAAGGGGAGGCAGATTTTTACCTCCCCCAATTATATCAGAAAGGGACTTCCTGGTCAACAGGAATCTTTTCACCAGTGGCAGTAATGTCAAAGTCAGCATCCACTTTGTCATAGAGCTCAATGAATGCTTGCTTGGTTTCATCATCAAAACGATTGACGCAAACTTGGATTGCCTTTTCCTTATCTTGGAAGATGCTGTAGGCACGGATGATGTGGACCAGGCGACGGGTGCTGATGATTTCCTCAATGCCACCATCAAAAAAGGTCTTGCGGATAATGTCCGCCCAGTCAGTCAGACGCTTGCAGAAGTTGGTGTCATCAACGTTTAGGGTCTTGGCGACACCCTCAAGAATCTTTTGCTCGGTCTTAGGAGTGGGATACTCCTGCTCGAAGGTGACAGGGAATCGCTCAAGGAATGCTTCATTCAGGACATTGGTGCCAATGAAGCGACCGTCGTCGCTACCCTTACCCTTGGTATTAGCAGTAGCAATCACAGTAAAACCAGCAGCAGGCTTGACCCACTTACCAATCTTCTTGAGGAAGACACCTTTGCCTTCTAGAATGGACTGAAGGCAGAGGATTTTATTGGAAGCCAAGTCGATTTCGTCCAGGAGAAGGACTGCTCCTCGCTCCAGTGCTTCGATGACGGGACCGTTGTGCCATGCAGTATTCCCATCAACAAGCCTAAAACCACCCACCAGGTCATCCTCATCAGTCTCAATCGTAATGTTTACACGAATCAACTCACGCTTCAGTTGAGCACAAGCTTGCTCCACACCAAACGTTTTGCCGTTGCCAGAAAGTCCAGTGATGAAAGTAGGATAGAAAAGACGGGACTCAATAATTTTCCGAATATCACCAAAGTTACCAAACTTGACGAAGGTATCATCTTTTTCAGGAATAAGGTTTTGCTCAACAGCAGGAATAGCAGCAGGTGCTTTCACAGTTTCCTCAAGTTGCTCTCGCACTTCTTGAATAGTCAGATTCCACTTACCACGACCAGTCTTGAAGTCAGAAAGTTTATTGGTGACGGTCTGGTAGTTGGACCCATTCATAGCACACCAGGCACGAATGTCGGCGGCAGTCACAGACTCTCCATACACTGCTTGGAGAGAAGTGCGGATGTAGTCAGCGGAGATGGTCATTGAGTGGTTTGTTTCAACTGAAGTTATTATACAAGAAAAAAGGGGGTCCGAAGACCCCCTGTGGACAGTTTTGAAAGTGTCTTACTTTGACCTTCTCAGTCTTCTTCTTCTCTTTGGTGACTCACCACCAACCCATGCCTCATTCTCAGGAGTGCTGGGGTCGTCGGCAATGAAGTGACCGTTTTCATCTCTTGCCCTTACTGGCTCAGAAACTTCCTCAACCACAGGATCAGGTGCTTCCTCAACAACAGGCTCTACTACAGGTTCGGGAGCAGGTGCAGGAGCTGGAGCCGCCTTCTTACCTCCCAGTAAATCTCCAAATCTAGACATTGCTTTTATTGAATACTTTTAGGTATTTATCAGGCAACAAGTTCTACAAACTCTCCAAGGATTTTCTTATTCATCTTTTTGGACTTCAGACTCTTAGCAAAAGCAGACTTGATTTGAGTTTTAGTTGCATCCTCAGCGACCTCAAAGTCAGCGTCCTGAGAGAGTGCATTGGCAGATAGACCGAAGTAAGTATGATACCCAGAATTCTTGAGAGAGAAGGCACGCTGCTTCTTCCAGATACTCATAGTCTTTTCATACTCTGGACCATAGTATCCACAATAGCGGCGAATGAAACTACCAGCATCACGAGACTCAAGCACACGAATACCAATAAAGTTAATATCCTTAAACTTGTCACGCAAATTGTGAAGAAGAATATCAGTAAACTCATACCACTCACAGTCAAGAGAGTAGGTCATACCAGTCTTACGGTCACGCAGGTAAGCATTAGGACCAATGTGGCAGGTCCCAAGGAAAGGCTCATCCTCAAAGCGACGCTGCACTTCACGATGATACTTAGGCATTGCTGCTTCACCGTCAGTCAGGACAACACACTGGACTTTCTGGAGTTTGTGCTCCTTCTGAAACTTAGGAAGAATCTGATGAAGGGCAACCATGGTTTCATTCAGAGGAGTGCCAGAGAGACTCATTCCATAGGGAGTGGGGTAGCGAGTGTAGGAATTCCAACGGAAGGAGTTAGCAAGACGGAAGATATTACGCATTTGATCTTCCAAAGTCTTGCTGTTAGTCTTGCTGGTAAGAAGATTCATGAGAGAAAACCACTCACCAACTTGGACGAGACCATCCTTCTTGGTATATGCCAACTCACGGAGGTTTGCTTTACCATCCTCACTGTAAGAAACTAGAGGGTAATCACTAGTGAATGCATACACATCAAACGGGATAGCAACTTTCTTACAAAACCAGACAAGATTGAAGAGTTGCTTGACAGTATCCAACATCACGTCGCCCATAGACCCAGACCAGTCAAGGATAAACACCAGACCGTGATTCTTACCGTCAGCAAGAGTGGTGACTTTCTTGAAGAGGTCTTCGTTGTATTTGTAGGTGTGAAGTTTGGTGCAGTCCAGCACACCAGTGCGAGCAGTAGTAGCACGAGCATAAGAGTCTGCTGCCTTACGACACTCAAACTCTTTCACCAGATAATTGACTTCTTTCTGAGCGGACTTCTTGAATTCAAAAAACTTACGGTCGATGTCAAGGAATGTCTCCTCATAAGTAAACTCAACTTCTTCCAACCAAGAATCCCAATGCTTCTTGCAGTTGTCATGAATCTGAGAGTTGGGGACAATGATTTTATTCAGGTCAAGTTTAGGCAACTCAAGATAAACATTCTCAGGACCACCATTCTCAACCAACTGCTTCAGTGCTTCCTCAAGAGACTCCATGGTCTTGACTTCAGGGTCCTCACTGATATCAGCACCAACATTGGTAGTCTCCTGCTGGTCTTCTGCAATGTTATCACCTTCAGATTCTTCTTCACCCTCACCTTCTTGGGTCTCGTCGCTCATCTGAGTATCAGGTTGAGTGCCACCACCTTGCTCCGACTCAAGAGAGTCCATCTTGGTTTTCATCTCTTCTTCCATCTTTTCCTTGCAGAAGTTATAGAGTGCTTCTGCTGCAATCAGGACATCAGCAAAGGTTTCAGTCTCGCCAATCATATCGACGAGCTCCATTTCGTCCTCTTCAAAAGGCACCTTCACAAAGTTGCCAATCTTGTATTGTAGATTGATTTTGTCAGCAAGGTTGTAGGTGCTTAGGTCTTCATCCTCAAC